ATGGGCTACGCTAAAAAAGGCGGTGAAGTAAAAAAGTGTGCTGACGGCGGTATTGTAGATAATATTAAAGCCGTCGGTAAAAAACTATACGAAAACGTGATGGGCACACCAGAGCAAAACAAGGCAGCCGCCGAGCAAGAGAAAGCGATCGCAGAAAAGGATCCATCTAGCTACGAGGCAAAGTACCGTAAAATGACTGGTAAAAAACGCGGCGGAAAGGCCTGCTAATATGGGTCGCCGTCTTGGTGAATTTAGGAATGTAATAAAACATTGTAAAGAGTGTAATGTTTTATTGCAATTAAACAACAACCGAGATGTAGTTCGAAAACAATATTGTAGTCATGTTTGTAAAGGAAAAGTAACTGGCAGAAATACAGATATGACAAAACTTTGGGAAAAGAATAATACTCCTGAAGTAAATGCCAAAAAAGCACACCGTGGTAAAAATCATCCTAAATGGATTAAAGACAGGAATAAATTAAAAAGTCGAATAAGACCAGAAATGGTAGAGTGGCGAAATTTTATATTTGCTCGAGATAAATTTACATGCCAACACTGTAAAAAAATAGGTGGTACATTGCACGCTCACCACAAAGCCCCTTATAGTTTATTTCCCAAATTAAGATGGGAAAAAGGCAACGGAGTTACTCTTTGCATTGAATGCCATAAAAATGTACACAAAGCTGCTGTTGAATTATTTGGCAGTTTAACTAGTAAAATACACAAAGGAGAACGTTTTGCCACTTGAATCGAAACAACAACAAAAAGCAATGTACGCAGCGGCAGCTGGTAAGTCAACCCTTGGCATCCCCAAGAAAGTTGGCAAAGAATTTATCAAGGCCGGCAAGGCAAAGCCAAACCTTCCACAAAAAGTAACTAAGCGCGCATCCGGTAGAGGACGTTAATTTATGTCATACTCTGGTACCATCAACCAGACAAAGATCAACATAGATCAGTTGATCTCGTACGCATATCGTGATGCTGGTAAAACAGCAGAAGAAATCACGCCTGAGTATATTGATGCAGGCAAACAAGCACTCTACTACATTCTACAAAACCTATCTAACCGTGGCGTTAACCTATGGCTATTAGAAAATAAAGTCATTGGTGCACCAACAAACGCACAATGGGTTTCGTTGCCAGAGAGCACGATTGATGTGCGTGAGGCAAACTGGGTTTATATTACCAACCCATCGTATAGTGGTTTACTGCCAACATCAAACCCAAATGTGGTTAACCTGTTTGACCAAAACGCAAACAACACATTAGATCTTTTTGCAACCAGCACACTACCCAATAACTTCTTTGGCGCGGCGTATAGCAACCAGACACGTTTGTTTTACGTTGGCTTTAATGCGTACTGCCCAGGAACAACAGCAACCTACGCGCTAGACTTTGAGGTCAGCAACGACGGAACAAACTGGACGGTGTGGGAGTCGTTCCCATCCACCACACTAGCAGATCGTGAGTGGGCATACTTTAGCATCAACGCCACCCAACAGTTCTACTTCTTTAGATTAAAGAACAGGGTCACAACCGCAACCTTCTCGTTGCGTGCCATCCAGTTTGCGCAGAGCCAGCAGGTTATTCCTATGGCCAGACTAAACCGTAATGACTACTGGAGCCTCCCCAATAAACAATTCCCCAGCCAGCGCACATTGCAGTACTGGTATGATCGTCTAATCGAACCACGCATGTACCTGTGGCCGGTACCAAACAATAACTACCAAGTGTTTCAATTAATTATTGAGACACAGATGCCAGACGTTGGTTCGTTAACCGACGATTTGTATCTACCGAACCGCTGGATTGGTTCGATCCAGGCTAGCCTGTCACACAAGTTGGCAATGCAGTTACCACAGATTGATTTGCAGCGAATTGCGTACTTAGAAAAAATGGCCACCCAATTAGAATACGACGCGGCACAAGAAGAGCGCGACAAGTCGCCAATTTACTTCCAACCTAACTATAGCTACTATACACGATGAGCGGCGCATACGTAATGACCTACGACAACCTGGTGCTAGACGTCCAGCGTTACATGGAACGTGACGACGCCGGGTTTGTTGCACAGATCCCCAGCCTAATTGGTTTGGCCGAGGCAGCTATTGCCGCCGAGTTAAAGTCGCTCCTGCAGTTAACTGTAGTGGAGACTACATTGCCCACCAATGTAGACGTACTGGCAAAGCCAGCACGCTGGCGTAAGACGGTGTCAATGAAGGTTAATGGCGCGCCTATGTTATTGCGTTCACAGGATTACATTGCGCAGTACCAGTCACAGTCTAGCAACGGACAGCCAAAGTATTACGGTGAGTATGACTACAACAACTGGAACTTTGCGCCCAAGCCAGACCAAAGCTATCCAGTAGAAATTATTTACTACAGTTTGATTCAGCCGCTAGACACCTCTAACCAGACTAACCTATTCACGCGCGAGTGCCCACAGGCGATGTTGTTTGGTACCTTACTACAGGCCCAGGGCTATCTAAAAGCCTTAGACAAGTTACCTGTGTGGAAAGCATACTACACCGAGTCATTAGCTGCGTTGAAAAAAGAAGACAACTCGCGTCGTATTGATAGAAATACTACGGTCCAGGAACCATAATATATGCCAATATTTACATCACCGTTTACCGGAACAGTCGTACAGCCAACCGACGTATCGTACTACGCACTTAGCTTTAGCGCAAACGTACAGCTTTTCTGGCCCGCCGTTGTTAATCCAACGCAAGTACCCGCCGCTCGTATTATTGACGCCACACCGTCTGTCGCCAGTTTAATAATTACCCTACCAGAGGCAAACCAAGGCACCACCGGCGCAGATATTTTAATCCGTAACTTTGGCGCCGTTGCGTTCACTGTCCAAAATTTTGGAGGCACTGGATCAGTTTCGGTTCCCGCCGGCGTATCTAAATACTTTTACCTGTCTGATAATTCAACCTCTGCGGGTGTCTGGCAAAACGTTACGTTTGGTGCTGGCACATCGTCGGCCGACGCCGCTTCACTAGCCGGCGCTGGTTTAGTGGCGCTTTCTGGCCAGTTAAACACCACACAAAATATTATTGAGGTATCATCTCCCCCAACTATTACCAACGCCAGCCGCGCCAGCACATTTGTCTGGACCTCTGGTAACAACACTATTACATTACCAACGGCAACCAGTTTAACTGGCGGCTGGTTTATTGCGTTTAGGAACAGCGGCACCGGTACATTAACATTTGCGCCACAAGGCGCGTCATTAATTAACGGCAGCGCATCACTGGATATAAACCCGGCAGAGTCTGGGTTTATTATGTTTCAGCAGTCAACCAACAACTTCTTTACCGTTGGCTTAGGGGTGCCGTCTAACGTAACGTTCACATCCGCAACGTATGATGTAGACTCTATTATTGGCGGCACGTTTAGTCTCGTGTCATACGCACCAATTATTCAAACATATGTCGCACTATCTGGTACACGTTCGACTACTTTGGCCGTTACCTTACCAGCCACAACACAACTATATGTGTTAGTTAACGACACAGGTCAACCAACATACAATGTTACATTCAAAGTATCTGGTAGCCTGCAGACACCAATTAATTTAGCGGACGGCGCAATTGCTTTGGTACTAAGCGACGGTAACTTTTTATATGTTATTAGTCAATCAACAACCAACACGTTTCTTGCAATTAATGGATCCGCTGGAGCGCCATCGCATTCGTTTATTAGCAACACCAATACGGGTATGTACTTAGTTGCAACTAACGTGCTTGGTCTATCAGCCAACTCAACTAATATGCTAAGGCTAGATAATACCAACATACTAAGTCCGCAGGTATCAACGCCGGCAACATTTAACGCGGGATTAATTGGTGGCGGGACGTTCTAATGGCCGGAGAAAACAAGCTACCAGATCAGTATAATCTGGTCTACACGCTTGGCGTACAGTCAGGCATAAAACGAGACGGCACAATATTTGAGTCACGTGAATTTAGTGACGGAGAATGGTGCCGTTTTCAACGCGGCAAACCTAGAAAAATAGGTGGCTACCGTGAACTGTTTGCGACGTTTACTGGCATTCCACGTGGCATGATCGCCAACTCGTTTAACGGCGTTAACTATGTATTCGTTGGTAACCAATATGGTTTAGAAGTATTTACAACAGGCACTACGTTTGGTGTTGGCAGTGGTCCGCTTACTGTAAATATTTTACCTGGCTACTCGCCCTTTACATTGGTATCAAATACGGTTAGTCAGTTTGTTGTGGCGACTAATGTAACCGCGGCATTTCCCGCCGGCATGAAAGTCATCTTTAATAATAACGCCGCCACACAAACAACAGTAATTAGTTCATCGTACACAGCACCAAATACTACGGTAATTGTAACAACGTCAAGCATTGTCGGATCACCAACAACGGTGTCCTTGTATGATGAAACATTTACACCAGATCCAAATCTGTTGTGGCAGTTTGACTTACAGTACTCCCCCGCAGGTGGGTCACTACAAGTGTTGGCGCACCCAGGTCAAAACCTAGCAAACATTGACAACGCTATTCAGACCCAAGTATTAACGGGTGGGTTGCTACCAAACTCTTCTAATGAGTGGAATTTTCAAGGATTGGCAGATACGGGTGGGCAAAACCCAACCTATCGACCAATTGTAGTAGACGGCGGTGTGTGCGTGTTGTATCCTTACACCTTTGTGTATGGATCAGATGGCTTTATTGCCAACAACAATGTCAGCACCAACACAACGCTAGCAACATACAACCAGCAGACAATTACCGACTGGAATGGGGCAACTGCTAACCAGGTCAACATGGCCTCGTCCAAAATCATTAAAGGTATACCGGTGCGTGGTGGTACCAACTCACCGTCTGGATTGTTCTGGGCAACCGATAGTTTGATCCGTGTCTCGTTTACTGGCACGACTCCGCTGTACTGGCGCTATGATATTATTTCTAGCCAGATCTCTACCATATCATCCTCGTGCTTTGTTGAGATGGATGGAATATTTTACTGGATGGGTGTAGACCGTTTTTACCAATACAATGGTGCGGTCTCTGTGCTGCCAAATGATAAAAATGTAAACTGGCTATTTGACAACCTCAACTTTGTACAGCGCCAAAAGGTATGGGCCACTAAAGTACCTCGGTATAATGAGATCTGGTTCTTTTATCCCCGCGGTGATGCTACCGAGTGTACCGACGCAATTATATTTAATGTAAAAGATAAGATCTGGTACGACGCTGGTAGCGCACCTGGAGCACGCAGATCATGCGGATATACAACCGAAGTATTCCCAACACCAATCTGGGCTAGCTGGGAAGACATAAACACATTTAGTCCGCCGTTTACTGTAATTGCCAAACCCGCCAGCCAACCAGCTTTAAACGCTAACCAAATCTATTTAAACGGTGACGCAACAATTACATTTGGCGCTGGTGATTATGTTGCCACATCAAATGGTGACAACCCAACCGTATACAAGGTAGTAACTAGTCAGTTTTTATTTACCTCTGCCATAACGGCAACTAACCCAGAGGGTGTGACGTTAATCACGGTAGACGAAAATTTTAACCCAGCCTTAGTGGCTGGTAATTTGGTGTACTACATTGAGGGTGGCTACCCACTCTGGCAACATGAATTCGGCACAAACGCCATCACGTTTAACCAAGAGTTTGCAATTACGTCAAGTATTACAACCTGTGATATTAGCTGGGTAGGTGGTATACCGTCCCAAGACAGTGCCACTGGCGTAAACCGACGCATGCACCTAAGACGTGTCGAGCCTGACTTTGTCCAATCTGGCACGATGGCGATGACCATCTTGGGCCGTAAGTTTGCCCGTGGTGCCACAGAAAACTCTGGGCCATTTTACTTTGACCCAGATACCGGCAAGATTGACCTGCGCGTAGAGCACCGTGAAATACGCCTTAAGTTTGAATCTAATATATTGGACGGTGACTTCCAAATGGGCCGCCTGCTTATTACGGCAGAGTACGGCGACGAGCGTCCGTGAGTATCCAAACATTCTTCCCGATCAACCCAGAGTATATGTCCTGGGAAGATTGGAATGGTAACTTCCTGCATTACTTTAGCGAAGAGCCAATTATGTACGACATTGAAGAAAACTGGAAACAGGTCGCTAAAAACATTAGCCAGCTCACCACATTTGAGAGCTACCCGGTCCCAGACCCAGAGGCATTTGATACTTGGCAAGAATGGGCGTCAGCTCTTAGTTTTATTTTAAACGGCCCAACCACTTGATTTAGGGCGATAAAGACCATATATTTGCATTAGTATAAGTAGAAGCATTTAACCCAAGGAGATAGTATGCACGGCCAACAAACCATGAAATACCTAAACGACAAAGCTGCGGCCGATGCCATTATGGCAAAACACGCACGGGATCCTAACTCAGTAAACCCTGAGTTTGCCAAGGTTGTCGAAAAGACCCTGGCAAAGCGCGCCCAAGAAAAAGCAGCAGCTTAATAATTTGAATAAACAACAGTAGCCTTGCTGACCCACGGCTACTTTGTCACATCTAAAAAATGACCCCAACAGAGATTATTAAAGCTGACGCCATTGAGCGTAATATTGATCCCAATACACTTCTTGTTTCTTTAAGAAAACATCTTGAAGCGGGAGTTGCCGTCATGCTCCAAAAAAATGACTCCGTGCTTATCCTAAAAGAACTTGAGGGACACGCTATGGAACTGCATTTATTTACAGAAGACGCGCCCTTAACCTTGGCCCGCTCCATTAAATATTTCGTAGATAAAATTAAAGCGTCAGACATTGAAGCAGTTTACGGAAAAGCCGACAATACTGAAATTATAGAGATGCTTAGACGGTTAGGTGTCCCTGTTGAAGACTCTGATCGTCCCGAATTTAACTGGATGGCGCGGGTATGAGATATCATCTGGAGACAATGCTCCCGCTTGGTGCCTTTGAGCACTGCGGCAATCGCCACATAAAACTTTATGGTGGCGGAGGTTCTTGGAATCCAGTTACAATAATAGAGAATGCCGTTAGTTCCGTAGGCGATGTGGTAAGCGATGTGGTTCAAGGCGCGGGCGATGTATTGGCAGATGTAGATGATTTTGTAGGTGACACAATCCCCGGCGGTTGGACAACCGTTGCATCTGTTGCCGTCCCATACGCTGCGCCCATGGTCACCGGAGCCGCGTTAACGGCTACACAAGCCGCCGCATTAGCCGCTGGAACAAGTGCAGCCTCTGGGGCCATACAGGGTAGATCTCCCGAACAGATTTTAAAGAATGCGGCTTTGGCTGGCGCTGGTTCTTATCTTGGCAGTGGTTTATCTGGTGGCACTGAGTCTGGCATTCCAAATTGGGATGCTGACATTACCGCCGGTGCGGAAGGTTATGCGGGTGCTGCTGGTGCAGGAGCTGGATATATTCCAGATTGGGATGCTGACATTACCGCCGGTGCGGAAGGTTACGCAGAAGCGGGTGGCTTACCCAGCTATCCTGGCGATTCACAATACGAAGCACAAGATCTCCAAGAACAAGCTAGATCTACCGATGTTGAATCAGGCAGTCCAACATCGTGGGATCGTGGTGATCCCTCACTACCAGGGATAAAGGATGCGCTAAACGCGGCAAACAAAGCGCGACAATTATATGGTATGTTGGGTGGTATTGGCGGGGCGGGCAGCACCATGCTAAGAAAACCAACATTAGGTCAATACACGACACCAACAGCATCAACCATGGGAGACCAGGGAGGTTTATCAAACCTTGGTATACCAAATTTAACCGCTGGAATTGTTCGTGGCCAACCAATTGACCTAAACATAGACCAGTTTAACTCACCACTGTCGCCGGTTCGTGCCGCCGAAGGTGGATATATACAGCACTATGCTGAGGCTGGTGAAGTAGATTCATACACCGATACTAACTATCAAGATACCGTAACTGGATTAACAAAACTAAAACCAAATTTATTACGAGGTAAATCTGATTTTGGTTTGCAAAAATATTGGAAAGAACCCACCGGACATGCTGATGGTGGGTCTATTGAAGGACACAACCCAGAGTTCTTTAGTGAGGGTGGATTACAAAACAGATATGTGAAAGGCGACGGTGATGGCACAAGTGATGACGTGCCGGCCATGTTAGCCAACGGTGAGTTTGTAATACCAGCAGATGTTGTGTCTAGCCTTGGTAACGGAAGTAACGACAGCGGGGCCCATCTACTAGATGAATTTTTACAGGTGATTCGTGAACATAAACGTAACGCAGACTCACGTGAACTTCCCCCAGATAGTAAGGGCCCACTTGGTTATTTGTTAGAAGCAAAACGTAAAGCGAGATAATTATGGCAGGACTTTCCAATTTTATAGCCAACAAGGGCGTGCAACAGACCACGATGCCTTCGTGGTACGACACCGCCCAACAGAACCTAGTCAACCAGGCAACCACCGCCTACGGGGCTGCGCCTCAGTTAAGTGGCACAGTGGCGCAGAACGCCATTAACACACTGCAACCCGGCGCCTCTAATCCATTTACACAAGCTCAAAACACTCTCCAAAGCATTTCATCTGGCGCGGCTAACCCTTGGATTACCTCTCCAACAGGTCAAGTAACTCCCAACATTTCAACCCCCATGGGTGGTTTATTTCAAGCGCAAAACCAACAGCTTGAGCAATTACTACCAAACATTACGGCACCGGTACTGGGGTCCTCAATTGCCTCTGGTAACTTTGGTAGCCTGCGTGGCGAGACCGCGGTTAATAAAGCTAAGGCCGATGCACAGGCACAATTGTTTGCCAACCAAATGGACGCGTTCTTAAAGAACCAAGCAACCGGCGTTACCGGCGCAGCTAATTTAGGTAACGTGGCACAGCAAGGAATTAGTAACGCGATGAACGTTGGTCAGGCCCAACAGCTCGCGCCGTTTACTAACGTCGCTAACTTAGGTAAGATACTGTCTGGTGTAACTGTACCAACTACAGTAACCAGTGACGTACAGATGTCACCACTTAGCCAGATCACCGCAATCGCCAGCGCATTAGGTGGCGGCGCGGCTGGTGCTAACAAGCTATTACAAAACTTAGGTGTTAAGGGTGGATTGAGTGAGGCGTTCAAAGGCGTTGGTGATATATTTAAGGGAGCAAAAATAGGAAACGAAACATATGTCCCTGGTGGCGGCGGAACTCAAAATCCGTACATACCAAACTTAGATCCAAATTATGATAACAGAGACATTGGTGTAGATATTGGTACCGGAGAAGATTTTAATATGGGTGGTGGACAAGATTGGTCCAGTATTTATAATGATGCAGGCTACAGTGATTTGTTTTAAGGAACAATATGTCTGAAGAATCTCAAGTTCAAAGCGGTTTAGGCGCAGTTGTAACCCCACCAAAGAGTAAGGGTGGGTTCTCTGTTCCTGGAAACGTTGCGTTAGATCCAACGCAAACACAAAGCATTTTGGCTAACATGCAGCGCATCATTGACGAGCGCGAGAGCCCATTAAATTTATTTACCAGCGGATTAAAAGACGCGCTGGCGTACGCCGCCATTGATCCAACACGAAATGTTTTGGCACGCGACGAACAAAAGATGCGCGAACAGCGTGAACTGTTTGACATCCGTAGTCAGATGGCCGCGGTAAGAGCAAACCAAGCCGCGCAAGAACGCGCCGCTAAAATGTATGGTCTGACCGGTGGCGATGCTGGCGGACAACAACCTGGTGCAGCTCCTGCCGCTGGTGGTACAGCGCCGTATGAAATTATGTTGAACTCGTTACCACCAAACATTCAACCAATTGCTAAGAAAGCATTGGCTGGTGGAGATTTTGCTGCATTTGAAAAATTAGTATCTGAACATGAATTAAAACGCCCAGACCTACAGAAGAATCTTGCGTTTGCACAAACATTGCCACCTGAGCAACGTGATATTTTCTTGCGCACCATCCAAGAAAAAGGCTACGCTCCACAAAGCTACATTGGTCCAGATGGAAGAGAGTATCGCTTCTCACCTGCCGGCGCTGTTCCCGCAGAAGCCAAACCGGCTGCCGCTGCTCCTGCCGCTGCTCCTGCCGCTGCTCCTGCTGCGGGCCCTGTAAGCGTGCGTAACAACAATCCTGGCAATTTAAGAGATACTAAGACCGGCGAGTTTTTGAAGTTTGACACGTTAGAGGCCGGACAAAAAGCCCTTGACGAAGACTTAAAATTAAAGCTCAGTGGTCAGAGCCCAGCAGTTAGACAGCGATTTGGTGAAGATGCCAACATTATGACACCGTCACTATTAGCCGAGACATGGGCGCCGTCAACTGCTACGGGTAATAGTCCAGAGTCAACTGCCAACTATGCTAAGTTTATTGCCGGTAAATTAGGCATCGACCCAACCGCACCTATTCCAAATACGGATGAGGCTCGTAAGATTGTATCTAACGCTATTACACAATTTGAATCCGGACAAAGACCTACTGAGGCATCTACTAAACAGGCAGAGGCTGTACCTACTGGCGCACCATCTGAGCCAAAGGTAGAACGTAAATCTGTTGGTCAATTAGAGGTTGAAAAAACAGGTGCCGGAGAGGCAGCTAAAGAGTTAGGTAAAGACGTTGGTAAACTTGCCGCTGAAGTAAACCGTCTTGGTCAATCTGCTGGTGAACGTGAAACTCGGTACAATGATATTCTTTCTATTGTACAAGACAAAGACATGCAAGCCGTATTTGGTAAACTATCTAAACAGGGTATGGTGCCATTTATTTTAAAACAAATTGAAAGTGGTGCAAGTATTGGTCAGTTTGGTACAATTGGTATTAGTGATCTTGAAAGAAACTTGACGGTAGCCGGGGCTTCTCCACAACAAATTGAAAAGTTTTTACGTGTTGAAAAACATTTAAAACAGGCAGAGTTGGAGTATGCTAAGGTATACCTAGCTGGACAAGGTGCCGTATCAGACAACGAGCGTAGATTAGTACAGCAAGCAGTTGGATCAACCAAAGATCCAGCAAAAATTTTGCTAATGCAGTCAAAAGTTATGGCTGAGCGCGCACAGTTTGATAAGAAAATGGCAGACGCATATGCTAAATACAGAGATCGTGCCGGTACCTATGCAGATCCTGATGTGTTTTTCCGAAACGAAGGAAAGACAATTATCGCTCAACACAATAAAGATCTTGGCGATATTTTAGGTATGAAGATAACAGATAATAATCCGCTTCAAGTTCCCCCAGAAGAAAAGACTGCAGCACCAGGCAAAGCATCTAAAACAGATATTAAATCACATCCTGCACTAAAACTATTACCTAAATACAAGTAATGAATCCACAACTACAAGAAGCCCTAGACGCACTTGAGAAGGCAGACGCTGCCGGTAATGTAGAGGACGCAAAAGAATTAGCGGACTACATTAGACAATTGCAGGCCCAAGAAGAAAGTAGCTCTGGTGATATGATGTATCCAGCGGCTGGCGCTGCTATTGGCAGCACTTTTGGTGCTATTGCCGGCCCTGCTGTGGGTTCCGCTGTTGATACCGCAGCAACTAAAGTTGCAGAAAAAGTTGCTGGACCAAAAGGCACACCGCGCGGTGACAAGGTAGCTAAATGGTTAGCCACACAGACTACCGGACCCAATGTTGGTGGTGCTACGTTTGAAGAGGCTTACAAAAAAAGTGAAATTGCTCGAGGCAAACCTGTACAATCTCGTGGATCACAAATTCCTATTCGTAAGGGTTTTCTTGGAATTGAAAACCAACCTGCCGAACCATCTCTCCCACAAAAAACTGCAGCCAATATTATATCAAGTGAACGCCTAGGTAAACCAAGTGTCGCAAGACGAATTGGTGGCATGGGTGTCATGGGTGCCGAGGCTGGTAAAACAATTAGTGATATAGAAAAAGGCGACACCGGTGAGGCTATTTTAAGTGGCATTGGCACAGTTGGTGGTGCGTTAAGCCAGTCACGCATTAAACCTTTGCGTGCAATTGGTACCGGGTTATCTTTGTTAGTACCAACCGTGCAGGGCGGCAAAGAAGTTAAAGATATATTCTATCCTTCAAAAGAAGAGGAAGAGAAAAAAGCCGCCGGTGGTTTAGTGCACTTAGCTGAAGGCGGTAAATTAGGTAAAGGGCTTGAGGTAATTAAAAAATCAACCCAACCACTGTGGGAAAAGTATGGATATGATCCTTTAAAAATGCGGTCAGAGTATCCAGAAGTTTTGCCGCCTGTTTTAAAAATGGACAAAAAGAAAGGTACCGAATATCTTTCTAAACAATTAAGTCCTGAGGCTCTTGCCGTTCAAAAAGCTAGACAAGAAGCTCAAAAACAAGTTGATGCTGGAAACTATACTCCATTTTATGATTTACTAAAAAGAAGTTATGTAGACCCTGCAAATTATCCGCTTCCACAAAGAACAATTGATTTAACATTACCCAAAAAAGCAGAGACCCTTGCTGCACATACAGCAAAAGCAAATGACCCAGCGGCAATAGCAAGGTTAAATGCTGCCTATGACGCTGCAAAAGATAGTCCAAATGCACATTTGTTTTATGGTATGAAACAATTGCAAAATGATTACATAAAAGAATTGGGTCCGGAAAAAGGTATTGCGGCATTTAAATCTGGTTTTGCGGATCCTATGGCCGCAACAACAGGCGGTCAGACACCTAATGCCAATTTAATGATGACGGCATTGCATAATTTTTATGCCGGAAAAGGTCAACCTATTCCATCCAAAGGATATGAATTACCTTATCCAATTGGTGGCGATAAATTACAGAGCAATATTAATCAGTCTCAAAAGTTATTTGAGACTGGTATGATTGATCCCGTATTAAATCCAAAACGATATAATTTCTCATCTAATTTTTTAGGTCACTCAGATAGGCCAACAATTGATGATCAAATGATGAGACTGTTTGATCCGAAAGGTAAGGGGGCTCCTGACTACTTTGGTATAAATGAAAAAGTGGTTAATGATTTAGCTGCTCAACGCCAAGTGTTGCCAGTTAATTTTCAAGAGGTTGCATGGGCCGGCGGTAAAGAATATGGTGGAAAACCCATGATGCAGGAAATTAATGAGATGATTGCCAGAACGAGCATGATTACTGGCGAAAAACCTGAAGAGGTTGTAAAGCGTTTTATTCATAAAAAAGGACCTATGTTTGGCGTTGCTGGTGTTGGTGCCGGTACATCGCTCGAAGATATGGAAGGGCAGGCAAGCGGTGGTTTAGTGGGCTACAAAGAAGGCGGCTCTACAACACCAGCATGGCAACGTTCTGAGGGCAAGAGCCCGTCGGGTGGCTTGAACGCACTGGGTCGCGCGTCATACAAGCGCGAGACTGGTGGCGAATTAAAAGCACCACAGCCAGAGGGTGGCTCACGTAAGAAGTCGTTCTGCGCCAGGATGGGCGGGATGAAGAAGAAGCTAACCTCAAGCGAGACAGCAAACGATCCAGATTCACGTATTAACAAAGCATTGCGTAAGTGGAAGTGCTAAATGCCAAAGCTAACACCTGCACAGATGAAGGCGGCCGTAGAAGAGTTTAAGAAAAGGTTTACACCTGGGTATTACCATGGCAGCCCGTCAAATAAAATCAAGGCGTTTGATCCGAGTAAATCTAAAAAAGATTTTCCGATTGAGGGGGTGACTTTTGTTTCCCCAAACCCAGATTTTGCTTCATCTTTTGCACCCAATAAAAGAGGTGCGACTATGTACCCAGTTAATGTTAATCTTGGAAAACACTTTGATCCATTATCAGAAAATAGCTTAGAAGTTCTTGAGTCCTATTTTCAAAAACAACACCCCAATTTATCTAAAGATAGTATAAAAGAAACGGCAGAAACATTTTTAGAAGATCTTCGAGATCCAATAAACAATTGGAATAAACTGGAACGAGCAAGTCTTTTACAACATTTAAAAGAAACAGGGTATGATACGTTTGCTGTTACCGAAGGTGGCATTCCTAACGTTGGTATCTTTGACCCAAAAAACATCCGCGGTAAGTTTGCCAAATACAACCCCGAAGACGCCGAGTCGCCAGAGTTTATGAAGGCCAAGGGTGGCGCAATTAAAGCTGGTTTGTCTGCGCTCAAACGGCACCCACACGGTCAAGATCCTAAAGTAGCTCAGGCGCTAGAAGAATATCTCAAGGGCAACATCAGCCAAGAAGAACGCATACGCATTCTTAACCAACAGCTACCTATTCGTAAATGGTCTGAACTGCCACCAGCATATACTGACGAGCAAATTATTAATGCTCTAATGTCAAGCAAACAGGCTAAGGCACTGGCTCCTATTCCTGCGGGCATGCGTGTTGGTAATCGTTTAGATATTCCAGCATATACCCAAAAGGGCGTGTATGTGGATACAACACACGATCCATCTGGTAAAGCAATTAGTTATGGTAGAACCGGGCACCTCAAAGATGTTGAGTTTACCTCTAGGCCCAACCAGGCGGTTCGTGTGGGCCTCGGAACGAAGGAGCAGGCTCTCACCCCCTTAGGCGCAGAGATCGGTTCTGCAAAGTCCCCCTTTGCGCTTATAAAGGGCACTAACGTTGGTACATCAGATGACGAAGTGCGTCGTATGATGGCCGAGATGTTAAACGATCCTAACTATACCCAGATCGGTATGGACCCACGCCGGCACTCTCAGTTCTACGACAAGAGCACTGGGCTACCGGTATTTAGGGCAGAAGAAAAACTACAGAGTGGCCCGCTCATTATCGCGCCACGTAAAGACTTAGAGATAACAGACTGGAACGACCCACGCCTAGAGCTTACAGATTTCCCTGGTAAGAAATATGCTGGTGGTGGTAAAGTAAACGTTGCGGTTGAACTGGCAAAAAAGATTGCACCTAAGTTTAGCCTAGAATCAATACAGAACATGCCCGTATCATCGGCACAAAAACAAGTTCCCGTAGCAAGGGCGTTTCAAATGCTGTCATCGGAGAATGTTGATCCAAAGGTAAAGCAACAGATCTTTAAGCAGTACCTGCAGATGAATCCAGATCTTGTTAAAAAATCTGGTGCGACTAACTACGACGAGCTAACCCAGGCGGCTTACCAGCAGATGGCTAAAGAGACAGCCGATCAGTTCCAGGCACTCCAGGGATCTGGTGTTAAGTTATCGTTTGACCCCACTGGTGAGAGGGCATACAAGAGCTCCAAAGAGATGCTCGAGGATGCACTGCAAAATAAACGCCTAACAGTATTCCAAGGTGGTGAGCCACACCCAGCGCTTAACAAAGAGGCAAACGAACAGTTCAGGGCCGTGCACGATTATTTTGGTCACGGTACCACTGGTGCATCGTTTGGTCCTAAGGGTGAAGAACTAGCCTACGGCGCGCACTCACAGATGTACTCACCGCTGGCACGCCTAGCCGCTGCGACTGAGACGCGAGGCCAAAACTCTTTAGTTAGCTACTCTGGCATGAACGAAGAGTTAATTAACGCGATGAACCAGCTAAAAGCCCAGCGTGAGCAATTAATAAAGTCTGGCGGCGACCCCAGCGCAATTAATGATCAGCTTGTTAAGTTAGGCCAACAGTTTAAGTATGCACCACAGAAACCATTGATCCTGCCACCAGAGCAGATTGATATTAACTACCAAGGATTTGCTGGTGGTGGTAAAATTGGTAAAATGTTAGAGCACGCTAAATCACTGCCGTTTGTACACTTCTCCAACGCACCATCAATCAGTCAACTAGACCCACGTATGTATGGTAAAGGTATCAAGGGTGCGGAGGCTGATCGCTTAAAAGAGGCGCTGGATATTAAGCCGCGTTCTTATTTTTATGTAGACAAGCCTGGCGTTAAACCAGAGCAAGGTCTTGGCCCACACAAATACCAAGGCACTGCGGAAGGTATCTACCCACTGCACGAAGACCCACTGGGGCTGTCTGCGATCGCCAAACAAAAAAGCCTTGACCCATATCTAATGAGCCAAGGCATTCAACAGGTTGATGAGAAACAACAACTCAATGAACTAGAGCGTCTAATTAAACAGGCAGGCTACAAAGGTTATGCCAATGACGACGTTGGTTTATTGTTCTACCCAACACCTGTCAAAAAGGCTGTTGAAGGAAAAGCCGGTGGTGGCAGTGTGTTTAACCCAGAGGGCGCCGGTTATGATTACCAGACAGCCATGGCGTACGGCATGGGCCCGACTGGTACCGGAGAAGATTTGGGTCACTGGGGATCTGTCGCGCCAACATCAGACGATGAGCGCATGCTAAGAGATTTGCCAAGGGACGCCTACGTAATGCTTAAGGGCAAGGCACATGAGACATTTGATAAGGCCGAGGCGGCCGAAAAAGAGCGCGGCTCCAAGGTTGTAAAAATTGGAGACCGCTACTATTCCATACCTAAGTAATTACTTACGGTAGCGCTTGCCGTGCCAGCCCTCCGCTGCGAGAGGAAAATCGGGAGCCCACGACGGTGGCGTAGTCATAATACGGATTACGTCGGCCATTGCGGACTCCCCGTTTTGTTCTTCAACGAGGAGTAAGACTTCATCATGCACGCTGTTAATCACTTCGTAACCGGCTTTATCAAGGTTAAGCATAGCCACGGCAAGAAAGTCCC